TTCTGACAAATGCGACCGCTGAAAACTTCACCGCAAATAATGCTCTCATCAAGTTGGCAACAATTGAGAATGTAGTGATCACGGATGCAGTTGCGAACAACTTGACAAGTAACAATGCGACATTGAATGACCCAACAATTGAGTCCATGACTGCAAATGACTCTTTACTTGAAAATTCAATCATTGAAAATTCAAACGCAATTCAATTAACAATTGAAGATTCAAAATTGTCAAATGTTTCAATTGTTGAGTTGACCGCAAATGATGTGAACATGTCAGATGTGACAATTCATCTCGGAACAATACATGATACACATCTACATGATCCAACATTACACAGACCCGTAGTTCACAATGGTGAAATACGAACAGCAACTCTGTGGGATACAATCACATCAAATGGACATGTGAACACATTTGGTGCGAACAGTTCAACACTTCATGTTGGAACCATGTATGACTTCACTGCTTATGATACAGAGATGTTTGACACAACAATGGACAACACAACAATCACATCTGCAAATGTGACGAATCTGACCGCAAATGTTGTGAATCTGAACAATGTTGTAGCAAACAACGGTGTCGCAAATAACTTCACACTTTATGATGTAAGACTCGAAAGAGCAGTTGCGAACAACTTCACAGTTGAAAACATTGACCTTGATCGCACAAGACTGACTAACAGTGAACTTGCGAACACATATTCGAATAACATGGTCATTGACAATGCGATTTTGAACAGTGCTGTTCTGAATGGCGCACTCATCAATGGTATTACCTTGACTGGTAATGGCGAAGCAGTGATTTCTGAATTTGAAATTTGGAATTCAAATGCCAACAATGTGACAATTGAAAGTTCCTACATCGCAAACACAATGATTGCGAATGGTTCAATGCAAGATTATCAAATCTTCGAATCACACATCGCAAATTCATATGCGAACTTCTTCACAGCCAACAATGTGACAATTGATGGTGGTGTGATTCGCAATGTGACATTTGATGGACTTCAAATCACTGAATTCAATGATGGAACCGCAAACAACATCACTGGAACAAATGTTGATTTGACAACTGGTATCATGAATGATTATGAAATCTATCAATCATACTTTGAACAAGCAGAGATTGTTGATTCGGTTGCCAATAATATGACAACACATACAATGACTGCTAACAATGCGACCATAAATAGTTCAGAGATTTATGACACATTGATTCAGAACGGAACAATTGAAGATACAATTCTTGACTGTGGTACATTCTAATGAACTTATCTGAAATCTTTTTAGAAAATGCTAATCAACGAATGAACGTTGAAGTGAAATACAATACCTATGTTGGTGATCCTCGCAAAATTGTGCCGCTTGAGAACATGAATCAAGCGGTAGAACTTGTGGTGAAAAATAATCGTAAAACAAAATCACAAGATGAAGTGCGAAAAGAATTGACAAACTTGGCAGCAATTGCTATTTGTGTCAATAAGGAATCAAAAAGAACATCTGCGATGGTCACACTTAAAAAAGCTGATCCCGATACAAAAAAAGAAGCCTTCGAAAAAGCTGGCATATCAGAATTATCAGATGAATTTATTTTTGAATTAGGTAATATTGAAGTTGCTGAAGAAGAACGAGGTAAGCTTTTACCGCATCATTTGTTAAATCGTTTGTTAGGCATTCGTTCTGGACGTGGCGCTACCATTTATTGTTCAACAGAAAGTGAAGAAATAGCAAACATGTTGATGGGTTTTCGTTTTGAACGATTAGGAAAGAATGAAGGTAAACCATTTTTATTAGGACTTATGTGATATTACTGAATGAAGACGAGAATGATGTCGAAGAAACTGAGGGTGAGGAACAACCAGAGGAACAAAAAGATCTAAGGTCAATTGACCAGCAAACAAATGATATTATAAAAAGTGACAGTCGAACGAAAACAAATCTGAGTGACACAAAGAAATGGTTTCGTGAGAAGATCAATCAGGTATTATATCCCACAATGCGAGTGATGGGAGTTCGTGAAAGACCGAACAGTTTCTATCATCAAAATAAAGAATATCGCATTTTTCGTGGATCTCAAATACGACCAGGTTCTTTATACTGCTGGTTCTATGATCCAAAATACAAGAGGACATTACCATACTATGATGCGTTTCCTGTTGCTTTTGTATTGTCTATGTACAATAATGGTTTTCTTGGCATCAACTTACATTATCTACCTCTTCGTGCAAGGGCTACTCTTCTGACACGATTGTTGGATAATATGATGCGTAAAACTTCTTATGGTAGTCATTTGGATTTACAATACCGTACTCTACAAGCAGCATCACAATATCGTGAAGTGATGCCCTGTATCAAAAGATATTTGATTTCAAATGTTCGTGGTCAAATGATTGAGATTCCACCAGAAGAATGGATTCGCACAATCTTTTTACCACTCGAAAGTTTTCAAAAGAGAAGTTCTGGAGCAGTTTGGTCAGACTCTTTACGCAAGGCAAGACAAACAGGGTTTCGTAGGAGAATAAGGTAATGGCAGTTCAATCACTAAATGACCAAAGGTATTATGCAGCTCAAAATCAACTAAAAGATCGATATGAAAAAACTGGAGCTGTAGGAACTCCAGCTCCTTGGGAATATGGAACTGAAACTACACCTTTTACTATACAGAATTTAAGAAATAAAATTAGTGGAGTCAATCAACTCTCAAAGTTTTATTTTGATTTGCCTAAAATAAGAAATGAATCAAGTGACCGTACTAATTTAGTTAAGAAAGCTTGGGACTTAACAACTGCAGATTTACCTGGCGCCTCGCAAGCTTTAAAGAATATTTACTTTTATTCTGAAAATATCACAATACCAATGAGAGGAATCAATACAGATCCTCATGTGTATGCGAACGGTTTTAAGTTCGAAGCTCCAATCGGAACAAATTACGGTGATGGTGATATAGCAATCACCATGATTGTTGATAAAGATTACTACCTATATGATTTCTTTATGAATTGGATGAATCAAATTCATAGCAAAAATACAGGCTATTTTTCTTTTCATGATCAATACGTTACAGATATTGATATCTATCAATTGAATAATGTGGGAGTTGACTTCTCGAAGAATTCAAATTTTGATAATATGATCGCTGATACTACTAAAGGATTTGTTAACTATAAAGTATCATTAGGAAATTGTTATCCTAAAAGTGTGACCGCAATTGAATTCAAACATGAAGCGGCCAACGAGAGAACTAAAATCACAGTTGGATTCACTTATGAAAAAATTGATTACGAGAATCCTAAACGAAATAAGATTGATTTGAGTGTTCCGATTGATCCTCGTTTTGCCAATATTAATCAGCTTGAAGAACGATATAATCTTCCTTTTGTGAACAAACCACAACCAGAAGCTCCTTTTTATGATCCTACAAAAGATCCTAGCCTGAATTTTGGCGCTCAAGGAGCAGATACTTCTACCGATTCGAAAATGTTCAATGTTGAAGATTATTATAAACAAAGAGATGACTTTTATAAAGCGGCATCATTTGATTATTTTGACCACCCTACTATGGAATCCCCAACAGCAGAAGATTTTCGAAGAGTAAGAGGTGATAATTTTAATGCGATCAATGAAGCTGAACTAGATAATATTATCACAACTATTGAGAGTCGAAATCCTCCTAAATGGGTATATGATGAAGATTCAATGCGTTGGTCACAAAATCCAGAATGGCAGTCAGAACAAGAAATTCGTAATGAGGCAATTGAACAATGGTTTGAATATACAAGAGAAAAATTAACTATTGATTCCGAGACACTTCAAGAAGAAATTGAAAGTCAATTAGAAGATATAGAAAGAAATCAAGAAACATCTCTATACATTACTGATGAAAATGGTTATGCGATTGAAAATCCTAATTATGACCATCGAAGATATCCTGGTGAGACTGACGAAGAATTTGCAGAAAGAAGAGCAAAAATAAGTTTAGGAGTTGTAGATGTTCCTGACCGTGGCGAATTTACTGATGATGAAGGAAATTTTGATATGGAATCTTTCTCAAGATATATGGCAGATAATATTACAAATCAAGATGTGATTGATCAATTCAATCGTACTTTACCTGCAGGTATGACACCGACCGGTAATCCTGACCGTAAACATCAAACTTTTGAGGAAATATATGACCGTCTAAAAGAAGATAATGATTCATTACCAGATGAGATTATAGTAAGTCCAGGCCCTGGTGTAAATCATGTGATCACAAAACCAAATCCAGAAAAGAAAACAGAACTTGAACTATATAACGAAGCAATCAATGAACTTGCTGGATACGGTAACTCAAGAAGTAATGTGGGTCCTGAAACAATTATGGCTCCTTCAAAAGCTGATGGCATGCATCCAGTTCCCGCATCAATTGTAAATGATCCAAATCCACAAGTATTAGAACAATACGCTAAAACATTATATGACGAGGGCGGCCCAGACATTCGTGACTTTGCTACACAAAAAGCAGAATGGGCTGAAGAACAACATTTACGAAACATGGCACATGTTCAACTAGAAAATAGTGAGGTGAGTGATAAACTTCAAGACCTTTTATTAAATGAGGATCGCAACTATTCGCCAGAGGATGTATTGCACACTCTTCCTGAAGAAATGAATAAGTTTGATGTAGACAATCCTCAAACAGAAACACAAAAAGTTAAAGCTGCTTTGATTAATCGCCTTGCTGTTGGAGAAGGAACAGTACCTTTAAATGAAAGAGAAACAAATATTCTGCTTGATATAGTCAATGACCAATATGGTTTATCAATTCCTCATGGTACGAATTTATATGAAAATCCAAGAGCAATCACGGATGCGATGAGAGGAAGAGGTTTTGACCAAGAATTATTTGTTCATTTTCGAGAAAGAGAACGTGAGTTAACAGAAGACCAAGCAAATATGCAGACTCTTAGTGTGAATCAAGCAACGAATGCTCTCAATGATGTTGTGAATAATATTAACGCAAATCACGCAATTTCAATGCTCAATCGTGCGGGTGAACACGGTCAACAAATTCAAGACGCAAAAGATGCGGCTCAAATGAAAAAAATTGAAGAGATACGAGAAAATTATCGACAAGAACTTAACTCACCAACACGTAATTTTTGGCGTGACATGGTTGAACAACAAAGACAAGATCGAATCGACAAAGGAGGAAATCCACAGTATACTGGAAGAGAACAAGCAATTATGGATGCTGCTGATGATGGAAAAATGACAAGCCAAGATCTACACACATTTGCTTCTGTATTACATCAAGAACAGATTGATGAAAATCGTGTTTATCGTACTAGTTTAGAAGAAGGATTTAAACCTGAAGAAGTTGGTGTCAATGCTTATTATAATTTTCAAGCAGCAAAACAACACACAAATCATGAAACAACTGTACATACTCCAGTTACAACAGAAGAAGAAAGATTCAGAATTGCTGGTAAATCTTTAGCACAGCAATTACGAGAGAGTCAAGCTGCAGCGGGATATGCTTCGAATCTGGATGTTCCAACAGATCAATTACAACTTATGTCTTATCTTAAAAGATATGAAGAACTTGGTCCTGATGAAAGAAATCGTGTGCTTGTTGTCACTCGTGCAATCATCGAAGAAAATCGAGAAAAACAATTATGAAAGGAAATAATGCTTTTACCAAAATTGAATCGAATTACATATCGTTTGACATTACCTTCAAATGATAAAGAAATTACTTATCGGCCGTTCACAGTTGAAGAAGAAAAGATTTTACTGACGGCTCAAGAATCGACATCACCAGATGATGTTTTGAATGCAATGAGACAAATCATTAATAATTGCATTCAAACTGAAATTGATGTAACTAAACTTCCGACTTTTGATATTGAATACTTCTTTCTCAACATTCGGGCAAAGTCAACAGGTGAAGAAATTGAATTGATTGTTCGTCATCCAAATGGTGTCAATTCAAAAGAACAACCTTGCGACCATAAAGAGAATGTAAAGATTAATATTGAATCAATCAAGGTTGAAAAATCAAAGAAACACACCAATCGTTTTCAATTAGATGATAATGTTGGTGTAGTGATGAAGTATCCAAGTATGGAAGCTTTAGCATTTGGCGACCTTAATGATTTTGATTCTTTTGTGAAAGTAATTGCAAATTCAATTGAACTTATTTTTGATGAGAATGATACTTATCCAGCAGAAGACTGTAGTGAAAAAGAATTGATTGAGTTTGTAATGAGTATGAATCAAAAACAAATTGCTATGATTCAAGAATTTTTTGAAACAATGCCCGTATTGAAACATGAAATCAATTATATCTGTACTGGATGTGAATGTAAAGAGAGTGTTACAATACAAGGATTTCAAAATTTTTTTTTATCGCCATGAGTAACGATTCTTTAATGAATCATTACACTTTGAATTTTGATTTGATGTATCATCATCATTTTTCCTTGACAGAATTAAATCAAATGTATCCTTATGAACGTGCGATTTATGTAGACTTACTTAATGGATATCTTGAAAAGAAACATTTAGAAGAACAGCAACGAAGAAACGCAGGCTAATATGGCTTTACCATTACTTACAGATTCAAAAGTAACTGTTGATGTAAATCATGATTCAACTTCTTTGAAAGGAATTGACTTATCTTTAAAACAAGTCGTAAGTGAATTACCAAAACTTTTCAGTAAAGAAATTGAGAAACAAACTGAAGAACTTAAAGATCATGATACGAATATAAACAAAAAGAAGGTTGAAGAAACTGTTGAAACAATGAATAAATTTGCCGATGTTCTCAAAGAAAACATTGGTCTGTTTCGTAAGTCAGATTCTTATCAAGCAATGCAAAGGTCTCGGCTTGAAGGTAATCAAGTAATAGGTTCTACCGGACAACAACCTGCTGTTGTTCCACAAAGAAATACATATGCTGTTCAAAATCTATCACTTGGTCGTATAGCCGGCGACACAATGAGAGAAGGTCGTGATCGACTTTTGAATCGTTTTCGTGAAAATTCTTTTATAAAGTTTGGTTCTCGTTTAGCAGATGGTATAAATGCCTTTCGTGGTCAACCTACAAATTATAGTCAAAATCGTGAACAAACTCAAAGTGAATTAGAATCTGAACAAAAAGATAATCGTAATCAAAAGAAAATCATCAATCTTCTTGAATACTTACCAAAAATTCTTCTCAAGTTAGATGGTGATAAAGACGAAAAGAAAGAAGAAAAAGGTCTTCTAAGAAAGTTACTTGATGCGTTTCTGATTTTTAAAGCTGGTAATTGGCTTGCGAGTTTAATAGGTGGAGGTCTTGGTGCTGCCGGTATCGGTGCTTTGATGGCAAAAGCAGGTACTCTTCTTGGTGCTGGTTTAGGTATTGGTGCGGCGATTGCTAAATTAGGTTTAGCCGCTGTGATTGGCGCAGCAATTCTTGGAACAGTTTTTGATTCATTCATGACATATTTTAAAAATTCAGATGATTGGAAAGCGGGACCAATAGCAAAGATTTTTGGTTCAATTTTAGGAGGTTCTGGAGGTGTATACAGTGCAGCTTTACGGGGTATCACAGGAGCTTATCTTGGTTTTAAAGCAGGTGCTTTATTCGGACCTATGGGAGCAATTATCGGATTGATTCTTGGTGGTGTAATTGGTGCGATTACAGGTTATATTGGTGGTGAAAAAATAGCAGAAACAATGAGTGAAATTGGTGATGATTTTGCCGAAGGTTGGAAAAAACTGATGGCAATTCTGACCGGAAAAACAATCGATGATGTTCGTGAAAAAACATTGAGAGTGATCGATGAAACAAGTGATCCTACTTCCAAAACTGAGTTGACAAATTCACTTGAAAATGTTGAAAATTCAAATGATAGATTACAGGCGGCCGAAACAAAAAGGAATGAACTTTTCGAAAAGGTAAAAGAGCAAAGAAATATAAATGCTCAAGGATCCACACCAGATAGCAGAGAAAAATTAAGAGAACTTGAACAACAATATAACGAAGCAATCAAAGAATATGATGAGGCAAGAAAAAATTTTCGTGAAGATTCAAGGAATTTGAGTGCTGATGTAAACACTCAAGATAGTGTCAATCAACTTGATAAAGTCATCTATGGTAAAGAAGGTGAAACTGTAGAAATTCAAAAAGACGGTTTGTTATATGGTAAAGATAATATTGAAGTAACAGTAACTCCTCAAGAACAACGAATTGCTGCAAATCAAAAACGTAATGTACTCAGTGAAAATAGACTTCGAAGATTACAGCAAGACCTTGTTCAAGATGCATCTACATCTCCATTGCTTGAAGAAAGCACACGAAAGGAATATCAAACTGCTCAAGAGACTATTGAAGAGAAAGGAAGTTTACTGAATAAAATTCCTTTATTTGGTTCATTTTTTGATGATGAAGAAATGGCAAAAGCCAAAGCAACAGTTGAGAGAATTGAAGCTGAACTTTTACAAAAGAAAAAAGATACACGTCTTCGTATGAATCAAATTGAAGCAGATATGGCAGCAACTGTTCAAGAAAATATTGGCTTAGGTACACAAGACAGGTCAGAATCAATGACCAATATTATATCAGGTGAAACACTTGGTGGTCCAGATGCACAACCAGAACCACGACAAAGAATAAATTCTAAAGCAAATGAAAGAAGTATTTCTGTAGATCCAGCGAAATCAAAAGATGGAGGCAGACAAGACCAAACTTCAATTCAAGAAATTAAACCTGATGCTGTTGTAGCAAATCTTTCAGATGAACAAGTGAAGACATATGCTCTTGAATTGATCCGAAGAGAAGAGATGGGTTCAAAATCAGCCGCTCTTACACCAATTCAAGATCCTGCTAAGTATTGGAAAGATGATGGATCAAAAATGATGCAACTTGGTTATGGTTCAAACTTCATCAAAGAAGGAAATGAATGGGTGAAAGTGAAACCTGGATATGAAAATTCAAATGGTGAAATGGTTTATCCTCATCAGTTGAAGTCAGAAGCTGAAGCTGAACAATTACTTCGTGATAGTTTTAATCGTGAATTTGATCAATTTATGAAAGATCCAGAAAAGAAAGCAATCTTTGATCAAATTCAAAATCCTGCTCGTAAAATGGTTTTGATGTCCACCATTTATCAATTAGGTGAACACGGCATGGATAAGTTTAAGAAAACTTGGCCTTTGATAAAATCGGCTGTCGAAGAGCAAGATTGGAATCTAAAAGGATATCGTTGGCAAACTGCCGCAAGAGAAATGGCAAATTCAGTATGGCATAATGAACAAACACCTGAACGAGCCGGTAGAGTTGTTGATGTAATTGCGAATGGTGGAGATGTTCGATGGGATGGTGGTGTTATCTATCAACAATCCGCCGTACCATCAGTTGCTGCTCGGCAAGGTGGTAAAGAGGCGGTAAAGGCTAAAGCAGGAGCAGAAGGAAGAGTTGTTACACAACTTGAAGAGATTGTTGTTGGTGATTATAAAGGTATTGAAAACAATCCTGAAGTTGTGATACCAATGAATGATTTGGAAGAAAGAGTTCTGCAGACAGTCACAAAGATGATGGAGATTCGAGACCAAACAGCAAGTCGAAACAATGAACTTTTATCAATGAATAATGAATTGCGAATGCAGAAGTTTATTGAAAGTACTCAGAAGATTGAACAGAGGATACAAGCGAAGGAGAGTATTGAAAATTCAAGAAATCAAGTAGTGATGCCTCCTGTAATCAGTCAAGTGGATAATTCTCAACTCAATCAAACAAATCAAAGTATTATCATTAATCGCCCAGTTGAGAATGCTCACAATCCATTCCGATTATCACTCGGCTAATTTATCATCAAGTTCTTCTTTTGCGATTGTGAAAAGGCCGGCTGAAACTTCTTTGACTTGATCACGAACTTCATCAAATAATACAGGGTCAACAAATGCGATGGCGAGAAAAGCTCCAATTGCCATCATGAATAAACTTCTAAGCATTTTACGATTCCTTATTGAAAGAAGACGACCCACGTAGGGAATGCCGCTATATCTAAGCAATGCCCGTGTTATATGTAATACGTGAGTCATCTTTTATTTATAGATTATAGTATGAACGAAGATTGATTTCTTTTCGATCAATCACTTCGGTTGGTTCTTTATTTTCGATGGCCTTTTTAATCATTTTTGCTACACTGGCTTCTTTTCGAGCAATTACGATTTTTCGTTTATAGGCACGTCTTTTTTCTTTTCTTGTCATATTTCCTCATTGATAGGGGTTTGGAATAATCATGTAGTTTTGATCAACAACCACAACTTTGCTCTTTTTGGCTTCTTGAGGTGTGAAGAAAGACTTTTCACCACCATGGCCTTTACCTTTTGTCTTATCACCAATCTTATACATTAGCTTGATCGCAAGTTGACTGACTGGTGTAAAGATAATTTTACCATCTGAATTCACTCGACGCATGACAGTGGGATTAGCATCTTTTTCCATTGAAGTAATAAGACGGGGCTTGCTGAAATCACTGACGACTTTTCCTTCTTTGTTGATTTTGTATTCAGTTTCTTTGAGTTTTTCACGAATATCCTTTTCTGGTTTATTTTCCCAATCTTGAATAAATTCTTGCCAGGCTTTCTTCAGTTCAGAGTTTGTTATAAAAGCCATTTTTCATCCTCTGTTAAAGTTATGCGACGTTCAGCAATCATTTCAGCAAGATGTTCAGAAGCAAGTTCTTCCCAGTCTTCTTCAGTGAGATAGTCTTCTCGGTCAAAAGAATCTTTTTCGTATGTCATAATTATCTCCAATCTTTCTTGTCGCCCATCCATTCATTGTAAGCGTAGCCAGCACGATATGCTTCGATCTGCTCTGCGGTCATATCAGCTTCGAAAATATGTGTGCCACGGATTTTGGAACCACCTTTCCAATAGTTTGGTTCTTCGGGTCGGTAGTAATAACTATCACATGAACCTACATCAAATGGAGATCCATGAGATTGGTCATACTTCTCTTTCAAGGCTTGCATCTGCTGATGCTGGTCTTTCGAAAGAATTTGAATCTGCATACTTACCTTTGTTGAGGTTGTCAATCACTCACTATGATCAGATCATAGCAGACTGACAGGAAATGTCAAGGGATTTTTTTAATTTATTGAAAAGGGGGAAACTTCGAATTCAGCAACACTGCTGCGGTTGTATTCGAAATGGCTTCTCTGCTTGAAGTACCACTTTTCGAAAACGGGATTACCGAATTCGTCTTCATCGACGGCAACATAGGCTAAGGTTTTTAGGACTCTACCATAGCGGAAGCCGCTGTCAAGGCAGTGACCGTTGTCGGAGAAATATGGGGTTGAAACCCAGATTTTGTGGGGAAGTTCGGCTTTATGCTCGGCACCCCAGCCCTCTGTCTCACGATTCTCGGAGTATTCAAAGAGATGACCGTTCTCTTTCTCATCGAAGCGACCAAGAATTGAAGAATCACCGGTGCGAAAGTAGGTTGAGGTATCTGCAAATGCCATATGAATCTCTCAGTGGAGGTTGATGTGTCTCAATCACTATGATCAGATCATATCAGACTGGCAGGAAATGTCAAGAATTATTTGTCTACCATTCCCGAAATGTCAGATGGTTTCCAGTTTTTATTCACTTTCAAAAACTCTTTAATTGGATCGTCTCGGAGTGAGAAAATTTGCACTGCCTCATACTTCTTAGGCGCTTTTTCTCCTTGTGGACGAACCAAGAACCCAATTCTTGCTCCCGCTTTAC